GTGCAGGTGTGGCTACCGATGGAGGCGAGTTGATGCACAGGCAGGGCTACGGCTGGTATCCGGCGCATGACGAATATCGGGGGCGCATCCATGGCCATATCCGGCGGGTGCGGCCTGCGTTTGGCGTGGTGATGACCGAGGATTACATGCCGATCTCCGAGGCGTGGGAAGCGCATCCACACGCCATCTGTGCGCGGGTGTGGGCGATTGACGACCACAACGGCGATGCTGGCCGGGCGTTGGACGCAGACCCACGGGTCGCGGCGGAGGATTTGCTGCAGCGATACGTGGATAAAATTGCCCAGTGGCGAGCGCAGGCGAATATGGCGGAACGTCCATTCCCCGACGCCGATCACCTGTACATCTCGGCGTGGAACGAGCCGAACCAGCACACGAGCTATGCCAAGATCGCAGAGGGCAACAAATGGCTGTGCCGTATGGCGACACAGGCTGGCGTGCGAGTGCTGGCCATCAAACTCGGTGTGGGACATCCGGCAGAATTGCACGCCGACAAATCAGTGAACTGGTCGAACTTTGACGACTTCGAGCTAGAGGAGGCCATCAACGAGGGCGGACACGTGGTCGGGTTCCATGCCTATTTCCAGGCAGAGGGGCCGGACAACGGCGAGGACTACGCCTATCTTGCGGGGCGGCATCATGGGTGGCCGCTGGATACGCCGATGGTGCTGGACGAGACGGGCATTGATGGCGGAATCTTCAATCGCAATCCCGGCTGGGGCTGGCAGGCATACGGTGTGAGCGCAGCGGCATATGCCGACATGCTGCGCTGGACGCACGACCGGCTTGACCCACGAGTGGCGGCGCAATGCCCGTATGGGCTGGACTTCCAGAACCGAGAGTGGGCGTCGTTCAACTACGTCGACGCGCTTGACGACATCGAACAGTGGGTAGCGCAATCGGCTGCGACAGCGCCGCCCGCTGAGCACACGGTGCACATCCCCGCCATCGTGGTGCAGCCCGATCCCCCGCAGGCTGCACCGGAGCCGGAGACGCAGCCGGGCGGCGTACTCGACCCGGCGGTGATGATGGCGATTCTGGACGTGGAGAGCGGCGCGGCGTTCGGCGAGGGGGGCCGGCTGGTGATCCGGTTCGAGGCGCACATCTTCAGGGACAGGCTGCGCAATAAGTTCCACGGTCAATTGCGCAGCGATGTGCTTTTTTCGGCGCATTTCCAGATTGCCGATTCGCAGCCGTGGGCGGCGCCGCAGTATGCGCGTGAGAATGAATCGTCGCCGTGGTGGGCCATCCACACGGGCAGCCAGGCCGATGAGTGGCGCGCCTTCGAGCTTGCGGGCCGCCTAGACTATCGAGCGGCAGTAGAGAGCATCAGCATGGGACGTCCGCAGATCATGGGCTTCAACCATGCGCGCGTAGGTTACCCGACGGCAGAGGCCATGTTCGCGGCGTTCGCCCGCCGGCAGGACGGAGAGGCGGCGCAGATCATCGCCATGCTCAACTACATGCTGAGCGATGCGGAGTTGGTGCGGGCGATTCGGCAGCGCGACTGGCGCGAGATTGCGCGGCGCTATAACGGATCCGGATCGGTGGATACGTATTCGCCGTTGCTGGAGGCGGCGTGGCGGAAGAGGGCGGCTAGTTAGGAGGAACGATATGGATGCGATTTGGCTGGGCGTGACGACGGATGCGGCGGGGGCCGGGACGGTGACGGCGGGGCGCAATGTGCGGCCCGATACGCCGCGACGGCTGTATGCGGTGGAGTGGGTGGACGGCACGTTTGCCGACGGCGTCGACGCGGCGTTGTCCGTGGTCAATACGCTGGGCGGCGCGGATGTGACGCTGTTGACGTTGTCTAACGCCGACAATGACGGCTGGTACTATCCGCGTACGGCGGCGTGCGATGGGACGGTGGGCGTGCTGACGCAATACGTACAGCCGGTGATCAACGGGGATCTGCGGCTAGTCGTGTCGAACGGCGGCAGCGTGACGCTGGGCGGCGCGTACGTGTATCTGGGGGATTAGGCGATGTTGACGGCGGCGGAGCTGAACGAGCTGCGGGCGACGCAGAATCTTGCGCTGCCGGGGTCGGCGGTAATCGAGCGGTATACGCTGCAGCCAGACGGCATGGGCGGCTATGAGCAGACGTGGGCCGCGGTCGGCACGATAGCGGCGCGGCTGTATCCGCAGAATGTGCGCAGCATGGCGGAGAACACGGCAGGCGGCGCGGCGGTGATCAGCGAGACGCGCTGGTTTGTAACGCTGCCGTACGGTTCGACGGTAACGGCGGCAGACAGGCTGGTAATCGACAACCGGACATGGGAGATCTATGAGGTCAACAACAGCGAGATGTACCAGACGGCGGTGCGCTGCGAGGTGTACGCGTTCGGCGAAGAAAGAAGGGCATAGGAATTGAGTTTACGAATCCTCTACTCATCCAATGCGTTTTGGTCGGCCAGCGGTTACGGTGTACAGGGCCGTTCGCTGCTGCCGCGACTGGCGGAGCTGCCGGAGGTGGGCGGCCGCGATAACATCGCCATGTTTGCCTGGTATGGGCTGCAGGGCGGCGTGCACAACGTCGAGGGGTTCCGCGTGTACCCGGCGGGCGTCGATCCGTACGGCAACGACATCATCGGCGCGCATGCACGCGATTTTGTCGCCAATGTGGTGATTACGCTGATCGACGTGTGGGTGCTGCAGCAGACGGCGCAGAAGGTGGCGCCGGCCAAATGGCTGCCGTACTTGCCCATCGACCATGACCCTGTGCCGCAGCGGTTCCTCGACGCGCTGCAAGGCGCGCACCTGCCGCTGCCCTACAGCAAGTGGGGCCAGCGTCTGCTGGCGGCAGCGGGCGTGGAGAATCATTACATCCCGCACGGTATTGAGCCGACGGTGTATCGCGTCAATCCCGACGCCGACCAGGTGCAGGCATTCCGCCAGGAGAAGCTGCGCGGGGTGGATCATCTGACGGTGATGGTGGCCGCCAATAAAGGGCTGCCGGACCGCAAGGCATTCCAGGTGCAACTGCGTGCGTGGGCGCGGTTCGCCAAGGACAAACCCAACGCCAAGATCTACGTGCACACGGAGCCAACCACGCGCTTCGGCGGCATGGATCTGCCGGCGCTGGTCAACAACCTGGGCATTCAGGACAAGGTTTTCTTCCCCAACCAGTATGAGTACTCGAAGGGCTATAGCGCCGAGTACTTGTCGATGATGTACAACTCGGCGGACGTGTACCTGGGCGCGGCGATGGCAGAGGGGTTCGGGATCCCCATTATCGAGGCGCAGGCGTGCGGCACGCCGGTGATCGTGACGGACTTCAGCAGCATGCCGGAGCTGGTGCGCTGGGGCTACAAGGTGGCGCCGCGTGATATGTTCTGGTCGCCGCTCAACGCCTGGCAGGCGTGGCCGGACGCGGACGGCATCTGTGAGGCGTTGGAGGAGCTGTACGACCAATGGCACGAGCAGGGCAACCACTGGGAGCTGCGGCAGCGGCTGTGGACGGCTGACCAGATCCACCAGGAGTACGGCTGGGACGCCATCGTGCGCGAGCAGTGGGCGCCGCTGCTGACGCGGTTAGCCGGTGAGATTGCGCCGGCGGCGTCAGAGCAGACCCCGGTAACGCCCAGCGCGCCGCCCGCCGAACACAGGCCGTCCAAGCTGGAGAAGGTGGGGCCGCCGGCATGATCGAGGAGTGCGTCATCGCCGCGTCAGCCATCGACTATCACCCAGATTTGGTTAACCTGTACGGCTGCACGATTGGGCCGTTGTCAACGATAGGGCCGTTCGTGGAGATCCAGCGCGGGGCGACGGTTGGCAAATACACGAAGATCTGCAGCCACGCGTTCATCTGCGCGCACGTGCGCATCGGCAACTATGTGTTCGTCGGCCACGGCGTGATGACGGTCGACGACTTGTATCCGTGCGTGACGCAGCCGTATGCGCCGCGAGCGACGGTGATCGAGGATTGGGCCAGCATCGGCAGCGGGGCGACGTTGCTGCCGGTGCATATCGGGCGTGGGGCCATCGTCGGCGCGGGGGCGGTGGTAACGCGCGATGTGCCGGCGTACGCCATCGTGGCGGGCAATCCGGCGCGAGTGATCCGGCAATTTGCCGACTTGGGGGAACGCAATGTCTTCCTCGCCAAAGCGGCGCGTGACGATAGCCAGTGCGTGCCGCGACAGCGCCAGCAGGATTGAGACTTTCCGCGCCCTGGTCAACGGGCTGGATTGGCCGGCGGACGATCTGCGCATCGTCGTGTGCGAGGGCGACAGCGTCGACGACACGCGGGCGCGGCTGTATGCCTGGGCGGAGCAGGATGCGCGGCTGCGCGTGACGGTGTGCGACACGGGCGCGCCGCGTTACGGCAGCGTCGTCAACGCCGCCCGCTTCCGCAACCTGGCGCGGGTTTTCAACGCGGCGCTGGACGCGGTCGACCTGGCGTGGTCGGATGCGGTGCTGTTCGCGCCCTTCGACATCGACTATGCGCCGTCATTGTTGCGACGGCTGGCCGGCCACGGCGTAGACATGGTGAGTCCGCTGACGTGGATGGGCAATATTTTTTATGACACGTGGGCGCTGACGCAAAACGGCGTCAACTGGTGCAATTTCACGCGGGCGTGGGCGGATGAGCATCTGGGCGACAGGTTGATCGAGATGACGACGATCGGCGGCACGGTGCTGATCGACGCGGCAATTCTGCGCGGCGGCTGCCGCTATACCGAAACTGAGGTCGACCAGGGGCTGAGCAAGTGCGCGCGGGCGCACGGCTACCGGCTGTGGGCGGACACGGGCATGCATGTGTATCACCCGCAGCACTAGCGGAAGGGTGAATAGTGGAAGCATCTGAGAACGAGCGCATCAAAAACGGGCGCATTCAGATACAGGACAAATGGTACGACTTTCGCGATGTGCGCGTCGAGATATTTCAAGAAATGCGCACAATTCCTCCGGAAGACGACAGCGCATTCAGGGTGTGGGAACCTGTTCTGGGCGGCTTGTATTGGGAGATCGAAGGTGTGAGCGACGGAATGATGACGCCTGATTTTCTGAATTTGCCGGAATCGTTCGATCTCATAATTGAATTCGACGGCTATCAGTTTATAGCGCCTGTCGCGCAGCGCGTATCATCGCAGCGCGCGCCATCTTCGGACGAGAGACGGTATACGTTTTGCGGCAGATTGCAATGGAAACGCGAATCCATTGGCAGTTGACCAGCAGTCAACCGCGGGCGCGTATGATGGAAGCGACGACGGTTAACGAACAGTTAACTGCCGCAGCGTATGATGGAAACGGGGGTGTGAGCCGTGCCGAGGCCAACGATCCAAATCGATACATCGGGCATCAACCGCATACTGCGCAATCTGCCGGGCAATCGCGACCGGCTGGTGCGGCGCATCGCCTTCGAAGTGGAGGCGCGGGCCAAGCAGAAGGCGCCGGTAGACACAGGTGCGCTGCGGGCCAGCATCTACCCGCGCACGGGCCGCCTGGATGCACCTCCGCTGATAGTGACGGATGCGGAGCGTGTGGCGCTGCCGGCGCCGGAGGATGGCGTGGCGCACGTAGGGCCGAGCGTGGAGTACGGGGCGTACCAGGAGCTGGGCACGTCGCGCAATGCGCCGCAGCCGTATCTGGGGCCGGCTGTGGCAGAGGTGCGAGCTAATCTGCAGCGATACCGCGATGATTTCCGGCGGCTGGCGGAGGGGCGCTGATGACGCTGATGACGTTGGATCCGTTCTCGGTCATCGGCTCGGCGGTGGCGAGCTATCTCGGCTCGGCGATGGGTACGGCGATGGGCACGGTGATTGGCTCGGTGGCGGTATACCAGGATTTAGCGCCGCAAGGGAGCCAGCCGCCATACGTGGTCTATTCATTCCAGAGCGGGCCGGCCGTATACACACGGGACGGCGAAGAGGCGCAGACGGAGTATCAGATTAAGGCCGTAAGCAACCGCGAGTATTCGACGGAGGCGACGCGAGTGTACGCGCGGGTGCACGAAGTATTTCAGGATGCGCCGTTAGTTACGCCGTCCGGCGTGAGTCTGTTGCGCTGCCGGCGGACGGCGTCGGTGAAATACCAGGATCCGAAACGATTCTGGCACGTGGGCGGCATCTATAGGATCGATGTGAGATCGGAAGAGCGTCGTGTAGGGAAAGAGTGTCT